TTTAACGTCTCGAGCTTGTACGATAACGTTTCGTGTAGGGGTTGGCGCATGGTTGGTTATTTTAGTGGGTTAGTTTAGTTTTTCAATTAACGATTTTACATGGGTAATCCTTTTAAAAACAATGTCATTCAATGAAATACCCAAACTTTCTTTTTTTAATTCAAGACGAATAAGAATGTTCTCTAATTGGCCTTTCGTTAAACCTTTATATTCTCTTCTATAGTCAAATCGTGTCATAATCTTATTGTTAGGGTTTTTGTTATCGTTAATTACAATACAAGTTTACGGTGTTATTTTGATATATGCAAACAACTATATAAAATACTTTGTAAAATAAATAATACACAAATTATTATGTAATATCATATGAGGTATTTATATTTGCTTCATGGAATTAATAAAATCAAAAACAGAACAAACAAAAGAAGCAGGTAAAGAGCTTGTTTTGAAGCGTAAATTAATGGGAATTACTTCCACTGATTTTTGCGAAGCTAACGGATTTAATAAAGGCAATTACTCTACTGCGGAAAAAGGCTTATATAACTTTAAGTCTGCCGTTGAAGCTATGAGATTGCTTTTTAATAAGTGGCGAATTAACAAAATTAAAGAGTTAAAGTTAGAAATTAAAGAATTGGAGGAAATCAAATGAAAACTACAATTAAACTAATCCTATCCCTTTGGGCAATCGGTCTAATCAGTGTTTACGCAATGTTTTATTTTTATTAGGGATGGAACTTACAAAATACGAACTAACGCCATATTTGCCATACGATCTAAAATTTATCGGCAAAGGAGCAAATAAAGAAATACAAGTACTGACAGGCATTAGAAATGATGCTGTGTTAATCAAATTTAATTCGGTTGCGTTTGGGGACATTGAGGATATTCTGCCAATTCTAAGGCCATTATCAGATTTAATACCTAACACTTACGACGAATACAATGTTGTTGACGGCATAGAAGATAGCATTTTAATTACAATGATTGAGAGTTTGCCGCAACATTGTGATGCTTACGACGAATGGATGGAGAGTTATTTTGACAATCCAGAGCCATCAAGAATTTTACAAGCCCCGTACGAATTTATTCAGGTTTTATTCGAGCAACATTACGATGTATTTGATTTGATATCACAAGGCTTGGCGATTGACATTAACACATTAAAAACCCCTTAACCAACAACAATGAGCAACCGAGATAAAATGACATTCCAGTTAGGCCAGCAAGTGGCCATCTACAGCAACCTAAAAAAAACTGCTGAATTATGCAGCGGAGAATGGGAACGTGTCTTGATGCCAACTATTTTTAATATCCTCAATAGAATTAGCTAAAACCAAATCGGGAGTACCTGTTAAGTATTCGTTTTCACGGTACTCATCATTTTTAGTAACCATCCCCCATTTGTAATATCTCGAAGCAAAATCGATACTACCATCTTCACAAAAATTACCTTTATCGGTGTATTTTGATTTGAAGTTTTTATGACGTCCGTAAAACTCGGGTTGCTCTTTTATCCATTTATGAACAAATGATAAACACGTTTTAGATAAAAATTCGGTTTTTGATTTCGGGTTGGTCATTATTTGACCTATTCCAGAACATCTTGCTTTAAAGTCTTTGCTCAACTGCATCGCTAATGGCTTTTTTAGTGGTTTCTGATATATTATAGTGCTTTGATAAAGCCTTTACGATGCCGTCTAAGGTGTTATTCCCTTTAACGATGGTTTCGATTGCTTGTTCGTATTGAGGATTGGCAGATGTAAATTCGGGCAACGTAATAACAACAGGTTCTTTACGTACCCTTAAAGCGTCTTGCATTTCTCCAAATGCTTTGATTTGCGCAACGTATAGGGTAATTTGCTTGTTAGTCCAATCCTCAATATAAGGACTTCCTACAGCCGATGTAATTGCCTTTGCATTGGTGCTATTTACAATCATTGGTTTTTGCCCTTTCAGATAAACAACCATAGCGTCTTCTTTTTTATCGCCATTTTGCACTTGCTCTTTAACGTCTCGAGCTTGTACGATAACGTTTCGTGTAGGGGTTGGCGCATGGTTGGTTATTTTAGTGGGTTAGTTTAGTTTTTCAATTAACGATTTTACATGGGTAATCCTTTTAAAAACA